GACCTTTTTTACAAAGTCTTTGGCCTTCTGGTAATCAATGAAAATGTATAACTGTCTCCAAGGAGCAGTACATGACACTGATTGACCACATGGCCCAGAGGGGCCTTTGTCTTCATAGGCTACATAATAATTGTCCATCTCTCTATCCCCTTAACAAGTAAAATCAAAACCCTTGTGCACCTTACCACTACGTTGTCGTTTCATATTCGCTCTATGTTGCAAAAACCGAAACCCTGCCGAGTTCCGAGGCGGGACTTTCTTACCTGTCTTGGTCTTCGGCATCTCCTTGTCTTCTATCGTCAAGGCATCTGCAATAACTCTATCACCATGCGTTGCCTTTGCCGAGGCGCTCTCCTGCATCATAAACGCCGGGCCGTACCCACCACTCGGCAGATGCACATAGGTGTGTGCTTCCCCAAGAGCAAGCGCAGACCTATTGGCATACGGGCCGTAGGTGAGGGCCTTGTCATAAGCCGAGAGCAATAGGAACTTGCTCTGTCGGCTCATCTGATACCCATATTGTTGTGACTTCTTGCTGGTTGTCTTACCGGCCTTCTCATCTCGATAGAAGTACGGATAGAAGTAGTCCTTAACGATGATCTTGCCCAAATCCCAACCTGGACCATTGTTCTCCCACTTCAAAAACGGAAGACGGAACGGCTTGGCCCCACCAAACCACATAGCCACCGCGACCACAATCGGAGCAAAGTCGTAGGGTGGGTATTGGGCATCGGCCCACTCACCAACTTTCTCTCCCGTCTCCTTGCACTTGATGCTGATAACCGAATTTGACGCCCCCTGTCCCTTACTGGTATCAATGCCAAAAATGTAACTGAGGGTCTGGTCCGGGCGACCCTTCTCCAGATCACACCACAACTTCAGCGGACCACTCGCCCGTTCAACTGCAAAGATCATACTCAAGTCCTTGGTCTTGATGTGGTGGGCAATGTCCTCGTATCCAAGGTGTTTCTTCCACTTGATGTCCCACACTGAACTGGGGGGCTTGGCATACATAGCCGCGTGAGTATCGAGATCAGCCAAGAAGAACGACAGGCCGGGCTCGGTGTCCTCGCGGAGTATTTCTGTGGCACAATATTTAGCCCCACGATCTTTTTCTTCTATGTCAAACCAAGGAGACCGTATTTCCCATTTACCACTCTTTTTTTGACTTACGTATCGACCCGCACCCTTTTCTGGATGCTCCCAATATGGCATGATGAAAACTTTAATAGTTTTGTCACTACGCCACTTATTATATTCTGATCCTGGAACTGATGTTGAGTTAATAATTCGTACTAAAGCAGCATCACGAGTAGATGTGCGCATAGCTTTGCCATTTTGAACTGCTCCAAATTCATCGAACAAACCTACCAAACGTCGGTCTCCTCTACCAGCGTGTTTAGTCGTACTTTCACCATCTAATGTTGCCCCAGTTATAGGGTTATGCCAGTGCATGTGACTGCGGTTCTTTTGGCCCCGAAAACAATCAGGGGGTTGCATCCAATCCGGGAGCCATTGGTTGATATAATCATGCCTTTGAAACAACGCCTTCATATTGCCTACTTTATCTACATAATCTTCATTACGACTTAATTCAAGTAACCCTGTTGGTTTGTGTGCCCGACGAAAAAGCATTAACCAGTGCATAAAGTTAATACAACACCAAGATGCACCCATATCACGAGCCTTGTCTATCAGAATGTCTTCGGCTCCTCCATCTTCGGCACCAGCAATACAATTCTCAAATCGTGAGACTAATTTATCCTGGATCGGCCAAGTTATCATAGGCTGATCGGCATATTTCGCTTCAATCCTTTTGCCGCGTTTGTCTACATTAAACTGATGGAATGTCATACAAAAAGCATTTGTAAAAAATAACTGACTCTCAGCACAAGCCGCAAGCAACCATTTCTGCATCCCCTCGTCCTTTTCGGCCTGCTCAATCATATCCATACGCCAGACGAGGTTGGCTTCAGGGTGTTTGGGGATTCGAACGCCTGTCTTGGGGTCCGTCCATGTTTCCAAAGGAACAGGAAATGGAGTGGGTAATTGCGGTTTTATGTCCTGTAAATGCCTACTACCCATCTATGTCCTTCGTCGTATCAATAAATATGCAGTCCAAGCAATACAAGCACTTAATACACTGATAATTGCACATATTGTCTGCCATTCCATTTTCATTCCTCTTTAATCGGACACCTCTCGTTCACAGTATCACCAGCACCTATATTGTCACAAAGTTTATCACACACCCAGGTCTTCCCACTCTGGCTGGTATGCGACCATGAGAACGGGCACTCCTGACAGTTCTGTATGTCAATGGTTATCTTCATCTTGGTTCCCCTTGGTTGCAGCATTTAATTTTTCGCGTACCCTGGAACTAATCGCATAATTGTATTGCACAACCTTAGTCCTTTGTTCATTGATTACAGCACATAACCCCCACCTAAAAGATATTTCATTTTCAATATCTTGGGGTTCATTCATAAAAATAAACTTTTCTAATTCTGTAGCTGTTCGGTTAAATACAGCGGATTTACATCTTTGAAATTCTGGTAATTTATTCATTCTGATCCCCCTTCTTGACTGTGGGCCTCTTCCCCTTCGGCTTCTGCCCCAACCTCTCGTTCAGCCGACGCCCGATCTCACTCTCGAACTGTCCGGCGCGGGCACCCCGCTTCTTCTCTGGGGCTGGTTCAGGCGCAGCTTTTCCTTCTGCGAACTCTCGAATCATCTTCGCAACTTTCGCATCCGGTTTATGAACCATCCGAATCACTTCACCATCATCACCCACGATCTCCTCAATCCCACCTCCCGCCATCAGGTAAAGTTTCCTGGCCAATGCCTCGGTCTTCGTGACCAGTTTGGGCTTGCCGTCGATCAGGATGTTGACTGTTTCGTCGCCGATGTCTTTCAGCCAGGATGTGAGGGACTTAGACAAAATACTCCTCCCACTGATTCGTTACATATGGATAACTACCCTCTATCTCGACACCTACCAGGGTTCTATTTTTTCCATTTGGGATCAGGGAAATTACTCGTGCCTTAAAAAAATCATCGTTACAGTTCATATTTCGTGTTGCCCGAACCAAATACTGATTGTATAGCTCAAATACCTGTATATATGGTTTACTCACTTAAACCTCCACGACCGTTTCGCCTTCTTCGGCTTAACTCGTTCCGGCAACCCCGTTGGGGTCTGATCGCCGAGCATTTCTGTTGCTACGGCAGGGGTCAGCTTGCCCTTGGATTCGATGCTGCCTTCCGAGATACCCTTGAGCATCCTGAACTGTTTCTTGGACACAGCTTTACGGGGCATTACTGCCACCTTTTCCTCATATACTCATATACAGAGAACTCTGGTGCTTCCTCCTTGTAGAACTCATCCATCAAAAACATCAACTCAACCTTCTCAAGCGATGGAAACAAATCCACAGGCATAACAATAATAAGAGAGGAGTTAAATCCACCAACAAGGACTCCCACGACCTTGCCATCAAGCGAAAATAAAGGACAGCCTGAATTGCCAGGAAAGCCCGGTGTGTCCGTCTGGAAAGCCACTGACCAACCATAATCATATTCTCCATACGGGCCGTTATTGAGTTCGTCATAATCCCTGTCAAGTGCTGATACAATCCCCTTAGTGACACTGTTGAAGTTGATCTTGCCGTAACCTGATCCAATAGCAAAAAGTTCCTGGCCGAGTTGGCACTCTGTAACGCTGCCAAGTGTCACTGGGTTTGGCAAACCCTCCTCAACCCAAATAAACGCAATGTCGTACTTTTTACTTGAAATTGCCCTGCTCGCTTGAATCTTTGATCCATCATCAAGTGTGATTAAAAAGTTCTCTTGGCCTTCAACACAATGTCTTGCAGTGGCTATAAGATTGGGCGTCACAACAAATCCAGAACCTTGCCATTGGGGCACATCAATATGCACCACACTTGGTTTTACTTGTGGGATAAGGTCCACCAAAGACAACTTTTCAGGTAATACTTCATTTGGTTTGGCCTCTTGCCTGGCTACCCAATCCTCAAACCATGAATCTTCTTTCTTGCGGCGGATTGCACAGGCCTCCCATTCAACAATCTCTACTTTCAACTCTTCCAACTCAACAAACTGTTCATTTGTCAAATCTGTTTGTTTTAACCACCCATCTCGAAAATATACAATACTATCAAGAGCTTCCTGCCATTGATTATAGTGTTTGTCGCGCTGTTCGGTTGTTTCAAGAAGAATACGATACAGATGCCTATTTTCTTCTCTTAAGCTTACCAGTTTATTACTAACACGTTGCCAAACACGATCTGCTTCCTGCAACTGCTCATATTGAAGTAAATATTTATTTCCTACAAGAATAAATCCTATGCTAAGAAAAAATATTACCAGTAACATCAACTTCTTCATCGTCGTCTCCCTTCCGCCCACGGGTCAGTTGATACGATCCACAGTCATATATGTATTCTCTAATCCTGTTACAACGGACCCATTTCCTCCGCTGTTTTGCCAGATAAAAAGTTCAATATATTGTCCGGCTCCCACATAAAGTGTTTTATTAACTGGAAAAGATCGCTCCGCTGTAATGTCGTTTACATCTATTCCACGGGCTTTTGCTGTACCATTCACTTTAAGTATTGCCTGTCCTCTTTCTCCTGCCCCAGCAGAAGCACAACTCATTCTCACACAAGCAGAAACAATATAATAACCAGTTGCCCCCGCAACAAATCTAAAATTAGTCGCGTTGTCAAATTCATCATCGACATCCCATTCTTTTGCATTTAACTGTACTTTAACTTCCGTGTTATCTGCGATAGTCTGGGCAGAAGTGTCCCGATATGCACTACATCTTGCGCTTCCGCTTATTGAATCAGAAGCTGCCCATTTACCAGTTGCACTATCAAACACAAGCATCTGTCCATCAGTGGGAGCGGGACACGTAACATCTTGAATCTCATCCATATTCACTTCAGGATCAACGAGTGAACCATCATGGCCTACTATTCTAACTCTCATCTCTTGGTCCCCTCCCCGATCCTGAATCTCTCTCTCTCTCTCTCTCTCTCTCTCTCTCTCATCAAGACACCACATCCAATTCTCTGATATAGGCGTTGGTTGTATTCGTGTCTGACTCAGCGTAGAGTATAGTCGATCCATAAGGCACGTGTATGATGATAGTCTGACCATCGGCACACATATACTCCCTATTGGCCGCTATACTGGTCACACCAGTGAGGCTGAACAAACAGAACCCACCATCAACAGTGACGGCGTAGCTCTTCTCGGCCACGGTTGCCGTATAATCAGTACCAGCCGTGGTCATCGCCAGGGTGATGCCACTGGCTAGAACTGGGGGCGCATTGATACACCCAATAGCTGCTCTACCACCGGCTGAGTTTGCAAGTATTTGATCCATTTCTATTCTCCTATATGTCAGTGGGCCTGATGCCTGCTTTCCACAGACTATCCATCAATCTGATGGCTGCCTCATTGGAAATCACGCATAGGGCCAGTTTATCATCTGTTTCATAAAGTCGTGTAGGCACTATTTTTACTGATTCTACACGTAACGGGCCGTCTTTGTTACTGTGATCATCAATACCAAAATACAGTTCAGTGTCGGTTTTCTTACTTGCCCACGGTCGCAATTCATTCATCTCTCTGTCCCCTTATCGCGCCAAATATTCTTCCAATTTTTCTACGTGCTGTCTCGACAAATCCAATAATTCATTACACGCCATGAGCATACGTTTGGCCACAAGTTTCTTGGATAGTGGTTCGTGCATATCAACGGCTATGTTTATCTCTTGACGAAGAAAAGACGTCAAAACAGTTAACTGTTTTATTTTAAACTCATCCCAAACAGGATCAAACCTACGCTGGCCTGTTACCTCATTGGGTTCGCTTCTAATGGCCTTGTTGACCTCTTTGGCATACTGATTCAGTTGGTTTGCAATTTCTTGTCGTGTCATGCCTCTGTCCCCCTATAGCCCATCAGGGGCCTGTTCTGCGCCAACCAAGACGCCATGCGAGCCGAGCAAGATCGTCTACTTTGGACGTGCTCTGGCCTATTGGAATCTGTTTATCAGGTTTGTGCAAGTGTCGATCAGGGATACCCATAGCGTGCATCCCCTCTTCCAAAAGAGAACCGAGAGCGGCTACAGTGTTGCCCCGCAGGATAGTCAATTCCTGGCCTTCAAGGTCGCAAATACCCCCAATCTCGGTTATCTCACATACAGTGAAGGTCTTACCGTTGAGTGTATGTGTCTTAACCTGTCTCATGCCATCCTTCCGATCAGAGGAAAGTAGGGCGGCCTCAGTCTCCGGGCCTGCCCTACTGTCGTATATGGGCCATATCCTGGCCTCCTGTGTGAATGTCAGTCAGTGGTCCCATCTTGGCCATGTCGGGCGTAACTGCCATCCCTCTACCCTTAGGCCAGAAACCGTACCTCAAACCACTTCTTACCACATAAAACCAGGTTAGAGAGGTGTGGTGTCAAGGACATTACTGTAAGTCCTGTATCTGTGTGCTGGCGTGGGTGTCTACTCGTTGACTGTGGGTGTCAGTGGGTGTCTGCCTATTAACCCCAACACTCTGAGTTAACAGGTGTTAGACGGCTACTTAACACGTTCGTGGGGCTGTATGCGGGAGCGGGTCCCAGAGGGAGGTAGACCACCCACACAGCCAAAAGCCAAAGGTACCACCCCCACCCATGTCCCCGGTGACTGTCCCGGTGACGTCACGCTCTGTGTCCCTCGTGACTGTCCCCATGTATGGTATCAAGGACATTAAATCATTTTGTCCTTGCATTGTGTGCGTCTATGTGTTATACTATAGACATAGGCAATAGGGCCTTGTATTAAGGATCAGAGCGATGACCATGAGAATACCGTGTTGGGACTACTGTGAGGCCATGCCACATTGTCCACACACTAAAGACCATATCTGTCCTTTAGGTCTTTACAAGGACACAACAGGTCAGATTAAACAAGGAACAGCTAAGGATCAGGGGTTCTACTGGAGTAGAGAATGTTCGACACAAGTAGAGAACGCTCGACAGGTGTAGTACTACACACTGTAGTACTA